TGAAAATTTCTGCGTTGTCCACTTCCTTGGCCCACAGTCCTAACATAAAGGCTGTCACCATGGCCAGCACCGAGACACAAAGGGTGGTGCTTACCATCAGTGTGACGTACAGCGTCAGCTTTTCCTTCGTGTCCCGTATCGGTTCTTGCGGTTTTTTGGTCATACAAGTTTGTCAATCTCGCGTTTAAGGTTTGTGATGTCAATGTTCAGCGTTATCTGCCGCATCCTGTATTCATAAATCTCATACTCATACTGGTGAAACTTTTTCACCTGCTGGTCAATCTGTACCTGCACAGCCCTCTCAGCGTTAAGCCTTTCCACCCGCTTGGCAAACACCTCGGACTGCATTGGTGGATTTGGTTGCACCACCGGATACCATTTGTCGTAACTGATCTTCACTTCTTTTCACGTTTAAGCGCCTCTTCATACCCACGCAAAACTAATGCTCTGGCTTCTGCCGAATCTGCTGTACCCGCCCACATAGGCAGGTTGTTCCAAATCACTACATAGTCTTCTGGTTTGCAATACTGAGCATTGTTCTTTAGCCAAGCAATCATTTGCTGATGGCGCTCGGACGGGTTGTGAATTGTGTAGCCAATCCCATAGAACTCGCGCACATGACAGCCACTCTTGGCTACGGCTCCAACTAGCCCTAACAGCAGTAACAGAACGAGCCAGCGCATTCATTGCCAATCTCTCAGTGTTTAAGATATTTTGATCGTTAAAACCGACGGGCCAACTGCACCAATAATGTCTGGGCCGCCACTAGCCACCAAGATATAACTGGAAGAGAACCCCACTACAGTTGTATTTCCTTGATTAAATAATGTGCTGATACCTGCCCCCACAAACCCGTTGCTACCTCTATATGGCGGGCTTGAGGTAGTAATTGGCGACCATATTTCACTAGGGTCACCAGTGTAATCAACAACAGTTTTTCCAAGAGTTGAAAAATAACGAGGGTAAAAATAAACATTGGTAACACCTTGAGGCGTTCTATAAATGGTATCAGTAGCTGCAAATACTGAGGATGAATTTACAGTGCCTCGCATTACTACAAAACTTCCCACTGCGCCATAAAAATATATGTATGTACTTGAACCGGCAATACCGTACATGTAAGAGAGTGAAGCTCCACTATTAGACTCGTTAGCAACAATTGTTTTAAATGTTTGGGTAGTACCACTAATAGTAAGCATACGTTGCGAAAACGTAGAACCAAACTGATTGGTCACAATAAATGACGCTTGTGAAGATGGATCGTATTGGCCCGCTGGTGCAGTGTCAGCTCCTGATGTATATGTTGAATCTGCGGTACCAGCGGTCAAAGACGTACCAGACACATACGTAAATGATTGAACGGGCCCAGTCTCATAACACGCCGTAAATCCTTGGGTAGTTGCAATTAACCTTACGCGGGAGTCATTGTTTCCAGTTGCCGAAACTACAGTTGGCGCTGTCACGCCGGATGCGGGGTATGTAACTAAATACATACTTGTCCCACTAGTAAAAGGCATTGCATAGTCTCTGGAAGACAACCTTATTGGATCGTAAGGGATACCATAAGTCGATGCCGTACCACCCGTCACAATTGCCGTGTTAGCTGATGTAAAAACACCACCAGAATACTGATATGTATATGCTGTGGCATTTAATGGCTGACTACCGCCTGCGCATGTAAAGAAAATAAAACCAAAAGTTGATGCTGATATTACTGTAGCCCCGACAACATATCGGCTTGAATTAGCTCCAGCAACACTAGCTTGAGTGCCGGGGGTTGCAGTAGTACCTGTTGAGCCGCACTCAATAGCGTTAATAATGACATTGGTTGCTGTAGTGCTGCTAAGGCCCACATAAACAAACGTGTTAGTGCCAGTTAACTGACCACCAAATTGGTAATCGGTTTCATAGAAACGATAATCATAGGCGCTATAATTATTAAACTGATAAACGCCTCCACTCCAGCTAAGTAAAATTAACGCCTGACTCCCAACGGAAGGAGATGCAATAGTTGAGACATCTGCAATTTTGCAATACAAACTAGAACTATCACCGTAAGCAACCAAAACCCTGTCATTAGACAATACACGGGTTTCTCTAATTGTAAAAGAACTTGAGGCAACAACCGTAGCAACAGCACCTGCTGTTGCAACACCCGCACTGTTAATTGTGAAACCCTGAACAGCAATACCCGCGCTGGCCGTAATCCCCGTTAATACAAATTTGGTAGCCGATACCGCAGTGATTCGGGTAATGCTAGTAAACGTAGAAGCCGAGCCGCTTGAAACTTCAGCACTATACGCAGCTTGTTCTCCAATATTCCAAGAACCTGCTACGGTTGAATTAGAATTTAAATTGCAAGAAGTATCAACGCCGGGAACCGCAGCGCCTAAGAATGTAGTAGCGCCGTTTTCAATCTGAACTGGGTATGCGCCAGTATTGCGAATAACAAACACACCTTTATTTGGGGATAGTGATGTGGCATCAGGAAGCACCACTTTAATGCCATAAGCCTGCGCTTGAATTTCAATCGTGCCTGAACTAGCGGCTGTAAGCGTATATGTTGTTGCTGTAGTAACAGAAGAATAAACAGTTACGCCTGAAGGAACACCAGCAGAAGTAGAAAGTACGCCGCCACCAAGGAATAGGCCAGTACCAACACTTATTTCTTCTACCGCGCCTGTACTAGCAGTTGTACGGCCAAGTAAGCGATTGGTTGACTGAGTTAATCCTGAAGTAGTAATGGCTCCGGGAGCAACATAATCAGTAGCAGGGACACCCGCAGACAGTGCAGTGCCATTGCCTTTAACCATGCCAGTGACAGTCGTAGACAATGTAATGGCTGATGTTGTAGCGTAGCTTGTTGTGCCAGCAAAACCATTGGCAGTGGCAACAGAGACTGTTGTAGATACCTTAACAAAGTCAGAGCCATTCCAAGCAACAAGGCATCTTTCTCCAGATATAACAGTAACACCCGTGGTTGGCCCAGTAGCGCGAATAACAATTGAACCAGTACCAGAGTTGACAACTACATAGGCTTTGCTTTGGGCAGGTGCAGTAATATTACGTGTAGTTGCGCCGTTACTGGCAGTCCAAAGGATTACAGCGTTTCTGGCTTGGTTTGCAACGCCATTGGTAGTGGTAAGTGTTACATCTGCATTTGCGCTTAGAGTAGTTGTTCCCGCAACAGCAGAGTCAAGCAACGATGTGATTGCATCATTGACAGTCGTGCCCCACGTACCAGACAAATCGCCTGTCGTTGGAAGCGCTAAACCCAGTAAGGGTGAGAATGTAGTAACTGCCATGATTTATCCTTAGATAGTAATTGTGCCAGAAGATGTCCATGTATACACGCGGTATCCGCCTGATACGGTGATGGTTGGAGAGCCAGTGGTAGATGTTGCGGGGCTGTACGTATCCGCATAACGAATGATCACTATGCCTGAGCCGCCATTTCCGCCAACATAGTTTGTGCTAGAACCAGAGTTATATCCACCACCGCCACCACCACCGCCAGTATTTGTTGTTCCTGCTTGAGCCGCTGTTGCGCCATCGTATGAGCCACCATTTCCACCGCCACCAGCGCCGCCTGTACCGCCTATAACTACAGTTCCAGATGCGCCTTGACCGCCACCACCGCCGCCAGCATAGGTTACAGAAGACCCAGATATAGATGATGCAGTACCAGCGCCACCAATACCGCCGTAAGGTGCTGAGTTAACGCCTGCGGTTCCTACCGCACTTGCACCGCCACCGCCAGAACCTCGATAAGAGTCTTGACCATTAAATTGAGCGCCAGTTGAATTTCCTCCAGCGCTACCTTGACCACTTGTTGCGCTACCACCAGTTGATGCAAAACGGCCCGCACCGCCACCACCAGAACCACCAGTTAAACCATTTCTTGCATCTCCAGCACCTCCACCTCCACCGCCAGTAGAAGTAATTGATGAAAATACTGAATTAGATCCACTTGTACCATCGCCAGCTCCACCTGTTCCTGATCCACCAGTTGCAACACCACCAGCACCACCAGCACCAACCGTTACTGTCAATGCAGTTCCCGAAGCAACACTAAAACTAGTTGCAGTACGCAATCCACCAGCGCCACCGCCGCCACCAAAACGAGATCCGCCACCAGCACCACCAGCAACTACTAAATATTCAACAGTAGGTGTAATATTTATAAAAGTTGATATTGCGTTCCAAATGCTATTAACGGTTGAGTAAACTTCTAAACTATTTGTAGTTGTGTTAATCCGAATCATTCCATCAGTGGGAGAAGCTGTCCGCTGCGCCGTTGTGCCAATAGGAAGGGTGACCGCGCCAGTAGAATTTAACGTGGCGTTTTGAGATGTACTTACAGTTACTGCTGAAGAGCCATTTGTCTGAAGCGCAAGAATCCCAGACGAGTCTGCATCTGTTTTTAGACCAGCACTGCCTGAAGTTGCTCCGCTATCAGAATTAACTGTTGAAGTCATGCTATCTTAGAAAGTAATTGAGCCGGAAGATGTCCATTGATAGACGCGATATCCACCTGCCACAGTTATTGTGGGTGATCCAGTGGTAGAAGTTGCCGCGCCATAAGTATCTGCATAACGAATAATAACTATGCCCGATCCTCCATTACCACCAATAGCGCTAACACTACCGCCACCACCGCCACCACCTGTATTTACAGTTCCTGCTGTACCGTTTCCAGAGCCATTACCGGCACCGCCACCACCAACTCCGCCAGTTCCCGCTGTACCACCACCATAAACAGCACCGCCACCGCCACCGCCATAGCTTGCAGATGCGCCAGAAATAGAATTTGCCGTTCCCGCACCGCCATTACCACCGGTTGATGCGCCAGTAGCACTTTGACCCGCTGCGCTTGAGCCACCGCCCGCGCCCGCAGGGTATGGGCCGCTTTGGAAGCCTCCATTACCACCACCAGCAAAACCCTCAACTGGCGAGTAACCACCAGAGTTACCAGCCTTACCAGTTGATACGCCATTAGAAGCCCCACCGCCTCCACCAGAACCTCCAGTTGTCGCATTATCGGCTGTGTCTTGACCACCTCTACCACCACCAGAAGAATTGATGGTTGAGAATGTTGATGTACTACCCGCAGTTGGTAAAGACCCGCCACTAGATACCACTCCAGTACCACCAGCGCCAACAGTTACAGTGTACGTAGTACCTGAAGTAACAGCCAATCCACTTGCCGCTCTATAACCGCCAGCGCCAGCACCACCAGAAGCTGCGCCACCACCACCCGCAACAACCATGTATTCAACAGTTGGCGTGGTATTTGTAAATGTAGCGATAGTATTCCAAGCACTATTAAACGATGAATAAACTTCAAGCACATTGGTACTGCTATTGATACGAGTCATTCCATTGGCTGGAGTTGGGCGCTGGGCTGTAGTGCCAACTGGAAGAGTCAGTGAGCCAGTTGAGTTAAATACAACATTCTGATCTGTACCAATCGTAACCGCAGTTGTGCCATTTGTTTGAAGCGCCAACACACCTGAAGAATCCGCACCTGTTTTAAGGCCGGGACTTCCAGATACTGATCCATTGTCGGCGTTAATCGTTGATGCCATAAATACCTCAGAAGGTTATTGTGCCAGTAGCTGTAAATGTGTAATAGCGAAACCCACCAGAAGTAGTAATCGTTGGAGAGCCTGTAGTAGATGTGGCGGCATCATACGCATCGGAGTATCTAATAATAATAACGCCAGAACCTCCAGCACCTGATGCTACTTGCCCAACGTTATAGTCACCGCGATAACCACCGCCACCGCCGCCAGTATTTACCGTACCAGAGCCAGCAGGTACATAAGTAGAGTTATTTCCGCCAGTTCCAGCGCCACCGCCGCCAGCTCCACCAGCTCCACCAGAATCTCCACCAGCACCGCCACCACCGCCAGCATAAGTTGTTCCAAGACTATTCCAGTTTAAGCCAGCACCGCCAACAGATCCATTTCTGCCACCGCTCGTACCTGCTCCTCCCGCTGCTCCAGCGCCACCACCACCGCCCGCATCTTCTTGATAGCCAACACCACCAGCATTACCTTGACCTGCGGGAGAAGCTGCGCCACCAGCGGTAGCAGTGCCTTCACCGCCTGCTCCACCACCTGAACCCCCATCACTACCAACTTTTCCAATTGAATATGCGCCACCTTTACCACCGCCAGTAGAAGTGACTGTGGCAAATCCAGAACCAATAAGGGTAGAATTACTACCGTTATTGGAAACAGTGGCATACACAGCACCGGCACCGCCAGCACCAATTGTGGCAGTTAATGTAGTTACGCTAGCAGTTGAAATTGCACTAGCAGTAAGATAACCGCCCGCACCGCCACCGCCACCAATCCATGAACCGCCAGCACCGCCGCCAGCTACTACTAAATAATCAATAGTAGGTGTTTTATTTGCAATACTAACAACTGTATTCCATGTACCACTACTAGACGCATAAATTTCAAGAGCTTGGGTTGACGTGTTAACCCGCAACATCCCATTAACAGGTGTTCCGGGGCGTTGTGCGGTTGTACCAGTTGGAATGATTAAAGCGCCAGTCGCATCAACACTAACACCATAAGTTTGACCACTGATTGTGCTTGATCCAGATCCACCGCTTATTGTTATTGCCATAGCATTACCTTAAATAGTTGCTTCAACCCAAGAAGTTGTAGCCTCATCCCAAGTGTATTTTTTGTCATCAATTGGGTATGCAACAGGCGCATTCCATTGGCAAGTAGTTTCGTTAAGAATCCACGAAGCATAAGGCTTTGGCGCAATAAACGCATCACGGGTGGAATCGTATGTGTAGCCAATGCCAGCGTAGTTCTTACGCATATTGCCGTTGTAGCTGGTTTGCAGCCACACACCGCCTAGCAAGTCATGGCAAAACTTAGCGCCAATTGTTTCTGACTCATTGCCATGCTGATCTTTGCAATCGTCATTGCTTACGACAATAACGCGCAATACTGTGTTGTTTAATCCGATTTCTGCAAAATGTGCCATGTTTAACCTCAAAATGTTATTGAACCAGAAGCAGTCCATTGATAAATGCGATACCCACCCGTTACAGTTACGGTTGGTGAACCGGTGGTAGATGTAGCCGCGTTAAAACTATCCGCATAGCGAATGATAACTATGCCTGAACCACCTGCGCCACCGGGTCGATTAACGCCATCATAAGAACCGCCACCACCGCCACCGCCTGTGTTTGCAGTTGCAGGATTACCTGCGCCTGTACGAGCTCCATCACCGCCGCCGCCTTTATCAGCGGTTACAGCCGTACCACCACCCAAACCACCTGATCCGGGAGTGCCGCGATTATCGCCGCCACCTCCACCTCCGCCAGAATAAGTTTTAGATGTTCCAGAAATTGATGACGTTAATGCACTACCACCATTACCAGCAATTGGCGTGGCAAAAACTGCATCTGCTCCAACACTGGTTGCGCCACCGCCACCACCACCATAGCCACTTGTAGCATCATCTGATGCTCCACGTCCACCAGCAAAACCTTGGCCTGCTGTTCCTGCGCCACCTAATGCAGCAGTTCTAGCTCCGCCACCACCGCCAGAACCGCCAGCAGCGCCATTTATCGGGCCACTGCCACTGTAATAACTTCCTCCACCGCCACCAGCAGAAGTAATAGAGCTAAAAACTGAATCTCCACCAGTGCCGCCTAATGCCGATGTAGTTCCAGCAATACCGCCAGCACCAACTGTGACTGTAATTGCAGAACCTGTACTAACGGCAAAGCCTGATGCAGTTCTATATCCACCTGCGCCGCCGCCGCCGCCTTGAGCTGCGCCTCCACCACCGCCTCCAGCAACCACAAGATATTCAACAGTAGAAGGTGGAACAGATAACGTAGTAACAGTAGTCCAAGCTGCCAAATTTGAGGAATACACCTCAAGCGCATTCATTGAAGAGTTTAAACGCAACATCCCATTTACTGCTGTAGGACGTTGTGCAGTAGTGCCAACAGGTAAAATTAAAGCACCAGTAGCATTAACATTTACTACTCCACTATCAGGCGTAAGTACCAAATTGCCTGTGGTGTCAGCAGTGCTGACGAGTGCTGTAGTTGTAGTTGTTCCTGCTGAAATAGTGCTCATATAACCACCCACCTTTGGCCAGAAGCCACTGTCACAGATTTACCTGATACAACTGTTACGGGGCCAACAGAAAGTCCATTTGCTCCTGTGCTGATTGTTACGCTTTCAGACACGGTATCGCTTTGCACCATCACGCCATTTGTAGAACTAACTCCTGCGGGATAAGCAACAAACACATCTTTAGTGCCAGCAGAAAAACTTAACGCACTGGGCTGTGTACCAGAACTATTGGATAAGACTGTTGTACGTGCAAGCGTAGTTCCAGAAGACGTATATGTACCAATACCTACTTCCCACTCATTACCAGTCTGCCCTGCAATGGTGTAATAGGTCAGGTTGCCGTTACCAATAATAGCAAAAGATTGAAAGCCTGTAGACGCTCCCAAGAGCGTAATAGTGCCCGTACCCGTCGTAGTGGTAGTTTCTTTTACTCGGTCTGCAACAACAAATGTCATGCCGTTTCCTTAGTTCACCATTTCAACTTCTTGCCAGTCAGCATTTTGCCCGGTATTTATAAGCGTCCACGCGTATGTTTGACTATTGTTGATATTTTGCCAGTTTGCGTTCTCGCTGTCATCAATTAACGACCAATAAAATACGCCCATAGTTCCAACCGCGCCAGATGCTTGAACACCAGTCAAAGCAAACGACTTAGCTGCAACTACAGTACCTACCGCGCCAGAAGCCTGAACCCCTGTAAGCGCCACGGTTGTAACGGCTCCTACATTACCAACTGAACCTATAGCTAAAACGCCAGTCTCAGTTGGGTTGTTAGTTTCTGTAACATCCCCTACTGCACCAACAGCCTCCACTCCAGTAAGCGCTATAAGTTTGGCAAAAGCTACGTCACCTACCGCGCCGTTTGCGCTAACCCCATTTAGCCCAATACTTCTTTCTGCAACCGCTACCGTTCCAACCGCGCCATCAGCTTGAACACCTGTAATAGCAACAATTTGAATAACAGAAGCGGTTACTGTCCCAACTTCCCCGCTTGCTTGTACTCCTGTTAAAGATACCGAGATATCAGCCGCAACCGCTCCTACTGCGCCCGATGAAGAAACGCCAGTAAGTGCAACTACTACCGTTGCTTGCCCCGCAAGTGAGGCAAACGGCGCTTCAGCAAATGCGGATGTTCCAAACATGGCTACTCCGGCAGGTTACCCCGCCAGTCCTATTAGGTTGTAGCCAAACGGATCAAAGCAGTCGAAGTTGTATTCGCTGGCATTGTCAAAGTAAACGTACCAGCGGTAATTGTCTGCGAACCAAAAGTATGAACGCTTACCGCCTTGTTACTTTGTGTTGAGTTATAAATCAACACGGCATCAAACGCCGTAGCCAAAGTTACCGTGGTGTAGGTAATACTAGCCGAAGGCGTAACAAACGCAACACCCGCAGTAGCAGAAGAATTAGTGGCTGTAGGAGGAGTTGCAAACGTAACCGCAACACCGCCCGCAGAGTAGCCAGTACCAGACACTTCATTTACTGCCGTATATGCAGTAGTACTAGCATTCATTGTGGCAGATGCCAAATACAAAGCAGCTTTAAACGCATCAGTTGCGCCGGTCGCACGAACAGGGGCAGTGCCAAAATTATGAGTGGCGGTCATTAGCTCACCCATAAAACTTGTTGTCATTGCTTGAGTATTTGCCATATCAGGCTCCTTAATTAAAAGATGCGGCTTCTACCGCAGAACTTACGGATTTCTTCAATCCAACATGGGCAGAGCGGTGAACCAACTCACCTTCGTGCCAATACTCAAGCCATGTTGTGTATTCGTTGTCATTATCAACGAAGCCTTCTCTTTTCTCAAGAAGAGATTCGTCCATTTCGCCTTTGGTGGTTGTAACGAGTGCCATGTTTTCTCCTATACAAGTCTAATGAGTGCGGATGTGCTAGTGTTGGCGGGCATTGTTACGGTGAAAGTGCTAGTTGACGTTACGTTATTTCCAAAGTCCAGAACACAAACAGCCGCACCAGTGGTAACGTCATAAATTAACGCGCCACGAGCAGTAATTGCGCCAGTCCACGCTGGACTAGAAAAATTAACATAAATAGTACTACCACTTGCGCCAAGCGCCGTACTAACCGTTGCCGTAACTACTTGACCACCAGCCACATAGTTACCACCAGAAGCCTCGCCGTCTGATGTATACGCCGCAGTAAGCTGGTTCAAAGTAGCGGAGTTGGTATACAACGCCAATTTAAACGTGTCCGTTGCAAATATTAACGTGCTGTTAATTAACCCAGTCCGCAACGTATTGCAAGAGTAGTTACCTGTGAAAGCCATCAGGTCACCGCCTGTCTATATTGACCAGAACGATAAGCGTCTTGACGCTCCATACCATCGCCCAAACGTTTAGCTTGTGCAAGAGCTTCTTTGTATTTACCGTCATACAGAGCCAACATATCTGTCTCACCCTTCATGTAGGTATAAGCCTCAACCAGTGCGCCATACAAAAGCACCGTGTCAAAGTTGTCACCAAGCCATGAAGTACCAGCAGTCACAATAGATTCTGGGTAGTAATAGAAATGAAGCTCTACCGTATATGTGGCATCTGGCGTTGGGCCAAGAATAAACGACAACTCAGTTGTGATTGTGCTACCACTGATTGTTGGCCCAAACAAAGCGTAGTACTTTGGAATCCCAGTATCTGTCGTAGGGTTAGGGTACGACTGGCGAATAAAGTTTACATCTTTGTTTAACAAGTACTCGTAGTTACCAGACGCATCTATCACAGCCAAAGAATATGTAGCAAGATAATCGTCTGGGGCGCTAAGATACTTATTACCCGACTGAACATTACCCGTCATGTTTTTACGCAAAAACGGAAACTGCACCGTGTTATAGATGCGCAGCTCGGCTTGTTCAATAAACCGATCAACCTGTTCTTTAGACGTTTCTATCGCACCGTCGGAAACGGTGAAGTCCGGAAAATTATTTTCCGTGTACGACTGAATGTTATTGAACAGTTGCGTGTAATTCATGCCATTGGGCCTCGTGCCATCACGCCCTTAGTAGCTGCACCAGTGCCGCGAATTTTAATGCCAGAAGTCTTTGGCTCTTTGTATGGGTCACGACTGATGTTACCAACAGACATGTTTACATCATTAGCAGTCAAACGGTTACCACCGTTATAGCCACTGTTCTTGATGTCTACACCAGCTTCACCATTCATATTGTGGGGCGGAGCATAAACGCTGGCATCGCCAACTTCTTTACCCATCATCTTTTTGCTAAAAGTTGCCATATCAAGCTCCTTTTTTGTATGTGAAGGAAGACTTCTTCTGGTTAGCCACTTTGGCCAAACCACGACCCAGAGCTTTCATCTGAGCATTTGTCTTGCCGCCTTTGGCAAGTTTTGTCATAGGCTGACCGGGATGCAGCTTCTTCTCGTGCTTGTGCACGGCTCCAGCCACCATCTTCTTGTCTTGTTTCAAATCTGCTTTGTCCATTTCAGGCTCCTTATGTAACTGTAACCGTAACTGTACCAAGTTCTATCGCTAACACCAAGTTATTTGGCGTTAAAAGTGTATCAAACCCACTTGCACCACCAACAGGGTTGTATCCCCATTGAAAGACCCGACTACCTTGCTCTGGATAACCAAACCCATCTTGTGTGGTGCTGTCCGTTAACAGAATCTGTAAACCACTTTGACCAGAGACTTGGTAGCTCACATCAGGACGCGGCTCACGTACAGCTTGCGGATCATTGACTGGGTACATACCCAGTTGCAACTGTGGCTGATCGGGATCCCAACATGCGGGGCAAACCTTGACCTTAAATGGCTTAGTCTTGACTGTCTGTGTCTTTAGTTCCTTGAGCATGTACCTCTGCGCACAACGGTCGCATTCAGCAATTGCATGCTTACCGGAAGCAAACCGATTAGGCATAGAACAAGTTCCTTGGCACAAACCTCAATGGAGAGGTATCGCGGTCTTCTGACTGGGCCAATTCCCACTGCTGTTCATATTCAGCCTTTAGACCCATTACACGGTTTGGATCAACATCAGGCAATTTCATGCTCAACAGATAGGCCAATCCTGCCACCATGCAGGGGATAAAACGGAACGGAATGTCTTGGACGGTTACACCCGAACCAGCATCTTGAATACGGCGCATGCGGTAGTACACAAACATGTACTGATCACCGGGGGCGTTAGGCGTAGGCCACACGTTAATAGCAGGTAGGTTCTGCACGGTTATAGCTGCACCAGTAGTATGCGCCGCAGCGGTTGTGCCGTTCTGTCCACGAGCGCAGTTTAACAACTGGTTGTTTACAGGATCTATGTTGGGGTAACTGATGGTCTCATTATCAATCTTGATAAACCCAGCAGTGGTCAAACCATCCACATTAGACAGCGTGATTGTGGTAGCTGTAGATGTAATCGTCCCGTTAAGGGTAACCGTAGTGCTGTTCTCTTGACCAGATTGGCGGTTGTACCAAACCTGAATTGGGCGACCTTGTGCCAACTTGTTTGGCAGACTCATGTAGGTCGATTCTGAAATACCGCTGATGTTGATGTCGATCTGGTTAGATGTGGCGTTACTCTGGCGTATAACCATGTCTAGGAGATTGATTGTGTCCGTGGGCATGGGGTAGATAGCCTGACCCGTCACCATTGGAATCTGGCCCTGTTCTACAGTCCAGAAGTTTAGACCACGGTTTGCCCACTCAATCGTCAGCAGGTTCAACGACCGACGTGCAGTGCGGAAGTTGTAACCCGTGCGAAGTTCTTGACCACAACGCTCAAACGCCTCTTCAATGAGGTCGTTCATGTCGAGATCAAAGGCTGTGGTTCCGGTGGTCTTAGCCATTATCTATACCCTGCGGTTTTCTTTGCAATTGTTTTGGGTTGGGCTACGAATTGTTTCCCTTTAGCTTTGCCAGCACGTTTTGCACGTGTTGTCGCAGCGTACTCAGCAGGGCTGAGACTTTTGATCGCAGCACTTGGAAGGTATCTTTCACCAGTGTCAGAAGATTTTTTACCACTTTTGGTTCTCCATTTTTGGTCGCCCCAATCTTTAAGGGATTTTTGAGGGGCTTTCAATCTCGGTAGCCCCCGCCAGCGGCTTTATACCGTTTGGCCATGACTTGTGCTTTACGTGCCGACCACTGACCTGCGCCAGTACCAACGATTGCCGCAGCTTTTACGCTGTTAAAAATGCGTTTACGAAGGCTAGGCTTTGTGTAATTGCCAGCCTCGTTCACCTTAGACTTTACCTTACCGCCCTCTTTGAACTGGGTAAAGTCAGTGTCATCCCGCCGCGCTTTTGTCTTAGCGCCGGGCATTTTTGAGGGGCGGATCGCGCCCATACCACGGGATGCCATCATAATTTAACAGGCGTAACCGCCGCCTTTCATGGTGATCATGGTGCCGCGAGTCTTGCCTTTGACAGCACAACCATCAGCACGTTTAGAAGCCGTCATACCGCCTTTAGCATAACCACGCTGACCGCGAACTGCGTCACGCGGGTTTTTCTTTTCGGGTGCGTACTCAGTAGTAGTCAAAGACTTTGAATACGCTTTTTCGGTGGCGTCTTGCATTTTGCGATCAGCCATTTCTTCCCGCGCTTGTTTTTCTGCTGGACTCATTTGAGACTCCTTAGATTAGCAAGTTTTGCCGCCCTTTTTCATCACGCGGGAACCAATGCCACCGGGGACACCGGAACCGGCCATTTTGATCTGCGTACCTTTGGTCTTGCCTTTGACAGCAACACCATCTTTGCTAGGAGCAGCAGTTTTAACTTTGCCCATAGAGGATGCAGCCATGCCACCTTTGTTCATGAAGATAGGCACTTTTTTGCCGTCTTTCATTTTCATGGGCATGCCACCTTTTTTCATCGTTGCTGCTTTCATATCACCACCTCTTTTAAAAGTTTTGCCTTTATCGGCATTGTTGAACTCTTTGCCCACGGACTGTGGGACGCCTACCTTCTTAGCAAACGATGGATTGTTGGCCACCGCTGCCATGAAATTGTGTTGCTTCTTACTCGTTGACGGCATCTTTTTTCCTGCGAATCAACTCAGAGAAGGGTTTACCCGCAATCATTTCAGCAATACGCATCACTGTCCAAACCGCACCAATAAGACCGAATACAGGAGTAAACATTTCCAAAAACGATCCTACAGTTGCAAACACCGAAACAACATCCAGTGTATTTTTAACTGTGTCTGAGTTTGTAGTCATATCAGCAGTTCCAAGCCCGTAGGCTCTTATTGATCCGTGAATCCGGATCGTTGGCAGTCTTGGCCGAGGTCAGCTTCTTTTTCATGCCGCTCATCCTCGCACAGAAAGAGTCTCGCCGGGAGCCGCCTTCTGGCTGGGGACGTTTCAAGTTCATGCCTTGCGCTTTCGCAGAGGCTCGGCCTTTGGCGTTCAAGCCGCCCTTCTCGGACTTGCCTTCTTTCCTCTGCCATGCTGGAGACTTAGCCATAAAACACCGTAATTTTGGCGTCAGTGGGCAAAGTTATGTGGACATTTGTACTAAACAAAACGCCTTCGCCGGGTACCGTAAACGACATTGGATTTGTTGGTGCGGTAGCAATATTAAATTCTATAAGAATGGGGCCACCGGAACCCCCGTCGCGAAAAGTAATATCGCCAGCAGTGCCGCCAGTTATAAATTGATACCCTCGTATGCGAGTGCGATAGGCCACCGCAGTGCCTGTAGCCTCTATGTGCGCGGATTTTACGTCTGTTTGCATCATAATTAATCTCCTTAAAAAAGGGGCCGAAGCCCCTTGGGTTGATTAAGCGATACGAGAAAAGACGTAAGCTGTTGCGCTGGCAAACACGATGCGGAAGCAACCAATACCAGTTACGCCAGAAGGTACGGTCAACAGACCTGCACCAGCACCAGAACCAGCGGCTGCAGCGG